AGCCACTTGTTATAATCATAGGTTTATTGAATTCGCTACGAATGGCTTGTAATATATCCATGAATAAAGAATTCATATTGCATTCTCCTGTTTCGTGGCAAGCAAATTCTTTTTTTGAAAAATTAGGATATTTACTCCATTCCATCATCCGTCAGCAGCCACAATATCCCAGTCAAGTTCAGTCATTAGGTATAACCTCTAAGTGTTTAAATTCCATGTAATCACCCCTCGTGCATGTTTTATTTGTACCGCCATTCCAAGTATGAAACGCCATATGATAGTTAGCGGAAAGAACCACGCAATTACTGGCTATATTCCTGCCGCCGATAGCACGAGCCAACAAATGATGCAGCACTAGAAACCGCTTATCTGTTTATTATATTACTTTTCTTCAATTAAGGCTTTTATCATAGTTATCCTTTTAAGTTAATTATTAATGAAGCCCGTGAATCTTAAGAGTACTCCGAGACTATTATTAGCCCTGCTGAACCAGCACCGCCGGCAAAACTTACGGTGGTAGCGGCAGCCCCACCCCCTCCCGAACCATAGTTCTGAGCGTTTGCACCAGCAGCAACAATACCGCCCCGACCTCCACCACCAAAGGCAGAGCTAGCTCCGACTGCACCCATAAGCAAACCTGAAATATTTAGGCCAGACCCTCCCGGAGCACCCCCGGCATTCACATCGCCATTCGTGCCAACCCCACCTGCTCCACCAACTTGAGATGTTCCAGAGCCAGTTGAAGTTGCAGGTCCACCCACTCCGCCAGCACCACCAGTTGCTTGCAAAGAAGAAGCGCTAAAAGTTGTTGTGCCTCCTGTAGAGCCAGTGTTGTTACCGGCCGCACCGCCAGCGCCCAGAGCGCCAACAGTATAAGCATACGTTGCAGCAGGAGAAGAAATAAATAATCTAGCGTACCCGCCAGCACCACCCGCGCCAGGGGAACTAACTGTACCGCCACCACCAAGAGCACCACCACCACCGCCGCCACCGCCAATCACCTCAACCATAATAGCCGAAATTCCAGCCGGCTTTGTATATGTACCAGAGCCAGACGTAAAGACCTGAGTACTCTTAAGGCTTCCAGCCCCACTGCCGCCGCCGCATAAAAAAGAAGTTAATAAACTCATTATTTAAACCCCCTAAACATTAGTTCAACAATTCTTTCTGCTCCTTCGGCAGAACCTGAAACAATTTTCAAATAACGGGGGCTAACAAAATCAGAAGGGCAAAAAGCAATCATCCGACTTGTACTTACTGTTACAGATAATTCAGTTCCGGCAGAATCGTACATAGCAACAAAAGTATTATTATCAAATGAACCTTGAAAAGTAAGAGTAGTACCAGTAAAAGCTGCAGGGATTATAATTCCAACCAAACCATGACCTTGAACGTCTACAACATCACTAACAGTTTCTCCATTAGCAATAGTTAGTTTGCGTAATGTCATTGAAATATCACCGGTATAACTATATTCAGACATTTTATATCTCCTTAATTAAGCCTTTAGGCCGTATAATTGACATTGACCAGCGGCCACTGTACCAGTTTGAAATGCTAATATAATCGCATTCACCGCAGTCATATCTTTCCATTGAGCACCAACAATACTGTTTTGAATTGCTCCATCACTTGCAACACTGAATAATTGACCATTAACAGTTGTATATAGAACGGTATTAGCAGGATCGTAAATTGTTAACTCACCCCAGACACCTTTTGCACTAGCAGCATTACCAACATTTGCCACAAAGATCATACCAGTGGTCGTTGTGCTTGCCGCTGTACCATTCATGGTACGGCTTCCATCGTAATTTGTTATTTGTGCGCTTGATCCATTATTCGTGCTTACATATACAGCAAAAGGAGCGGCATCCGTTGTTGGATGAAAATAATCAAACACCACCTTATAAGCATAATAATCAGAACTTAAATTCGCAAAAACAATCGAACTTACAGAAGACGCGGTCTTTGTATTAATTAAAGTCCAACCAGAAACTGTTTTGGGAAACGATGGGTTTCCAGGCGTTAATATACCAACAGCTGCCGCGCTCAAAGTGGCAGACATTACACCACTATCAAAATCAACAATAACGTTTGTGGTTGTAGTTGATGCTGATGCCTCTGTCACTGTTCCGTATAATGTTTTTGAACCTTCTGTAATTTTAATGCGTCGATTAGGAGCATACCAGGCAATAGCTGTTGACGTGGCACTTGATACAGAAAATTTCGTATTTGATATGCGCGATAAAGTAAAACCATAATTTAACCATTGAGCATCTAGGTACCATGATTTTACTTGACTCATAACTTCCCTAGCCGAATTGTTCACGGTACTAGGAGCCATACCTTCTGGAAAGCCGTCTGGAGGCGTCATATTATTATCTGCTGCGTTTGTACTCCATGTGCTAATAGCTGACATGTTAGATCCTTTTATTCAAAAAAAAACTTTATTAATGGCCTATCGGCAAACTCATTTGAACCTGAATGCAACAATTTAAAAGAATAACCTTTACTTATAAAGTAACTTTTTATTTCTTGTAATTCTTTGTCATTATGACACTCAATTAACACACGTGGAAACTTAGATAAATAATTTAATAAATCTTCTTTATCTTGAACCCAATGATATAACGATAATGCACTCACAAAATCCCAATCATAGCCCAATTCATCTTTCCAATTCGTATCAGATAAATATTTTTTATTTCGTTTATCACCATCAGCAATATTCAATTGTTTAAAATAAGAAACTACTTCATTTATTGCCGCATAATAATTAGCTGCTAATAAAATCTCTGGCGTTGCATCAACACCAAGAACAAACGCCGGGCTAAAATTTTCAGCAATAGAGCTTGTAAATACACCCTGATTACAACCTAAATCTAAAACGCGTGAATCATTATAATCAAATGCATCTTTTAAAATATTCCAGCGCTTTTCCCACATGCGAACGCCAAGCTCACCGTCGATACCATAATAAGGCTTGCCGCCACCATGCGAACGCGAATTAGAAGCAAACTCAACTATATTTTTTTGCAATGTGTTTTTGGCGTTATCGTCTAACTCAACTAAATGTAAATGATTGAAGAAAGGAAAGTTAGCCTTTGATTTTGTGGCATGACCAAAATCTATAAATGTAATTTTTTCACCATCAAATAAAATATTAGACGGCTTAATATCATTATGATAAATATTTGCCTTATGTATTAAATCACGCTCTGTGTTTTTGATGCGTAAAAATTGATTGAACGTCAATTCGCCTAAAGGCTCTCCGCAATAAGTCATATCATAACTATATTCTTGTACATCTAATACTTTAGGAACACTTATCGCAGCCTCAGCAAACTTCATCATAGTTACTTCATTTAACATTTCTTTGCGCCATTGCTCCGGCGATAACCCTTTGCGATAACTATCTGAAAAAGTCTTGCGAATAATGTTGCTAGATATTTTTTTTACTTCAATTGCTCTTGCACAATCATACTGCATCAATAAAGTTCCTTTTTGTATTGCAATCACTTGTAATATGCCATATAATTAAACATTAATAAGTTATAAGGGTTTTAAAATGTTTATATTAAATTTCATGTTTTGGTTTACTGTAGTTTATTTAATTTCAAAATGGCGTCAAGATCGTTAAAAGATTTGTTTTGTTAAAGATTTTAACGGGCTTGGCAACCCAAGCAATCTCATTGCTGGATCAATTGCTAGCGCGCCAATTATGCCTTTTTTTATTGGTGCAAATCTTGCATATCTTCTATATTGATCGCGCCCAAGCCTATTAAGTGCCGCAATATCTTCTTGCCCACCTGCTTCAAGTGCTGAAAGTTTTTCGGTCAAAAGCCTATCTCTTGTTCGAAGGGCTTCTCTGCCAAAACTTCTTTCGGCAAAAGAAAATGGATTTTTAGAATGCCCTACTCCAATTTTGCGCAAATCAGATTGAAGCTCGAACAAATCCTGGTAACCGCCTTGTCGCGCTCTGCTCATTAAATTTCTATATGGTTGTGTGTTTGGCAAATATTGTTCAATATCATTTAAAACAGGTTCAGATATTCTTATAGGCTGCAATCCTCTTTGTTCCGCTAGCCTGCTTGCCTCTATCAAAGGAGCGGCGGCACTTCTTTGAAATAATAATGGAGCGGCAGCCCTAGCAATTCCAACCCCTGCAATCGCCTCGGGAGCATATTTGGCTGATGCTTGAATAGCCTTATCTGATAAAGTTTTATGTTCTGGTAAGCCTACAGCTTTTGAATAATCAAAATCTTTTGATGGTAAATAATCTAATGGATTAAGGTTTGCATATCCTTCTTGAGCAAATGGGGATAGATCAACCATTCCTGCCTGTTGCGCCCCACTTGTTAGCTCTGTCAATCTATTTTGCAATGGTTTTAACATCCCTAAAGAAGAACTACCACCCTGCGCTAAACCAGATAATATATTTCTAGGCAGTTTATTTAAAAATCCCATTTCATTTTGTGGTTGCGTTTTGTTTTGATCATATTGTTCTGGTGATATGCCACCAAACAAATCATTGCTGTTAGAAACAGTTGCATTATTTTGCATGCCAGTCGGAGCAACACCACCAAATAAATCAGCCACGAGAACCCCTTTTCTTAATTTCGTCTATTACTTGTCGAGGAGACATATTATATTTTGCCGCTGTATCTTTTATGTCATTAAGAGATATTCCGAGTTGTTGGGCTTCGGCTGTTATCTCTACTAGGCCCTTTCCAATATCCTCACTTTCGTTTTTTAATTCGCTCCCTTCTTGTTCTCTTTTTTTGTCAAAATATTCTGTAACATAAGGGGGAACAGCTCTATGTCCCAACTCCGTAGATTCATTAATAACATTTAAAAATCTTTCATTAGCCTTCTGTAAAGCTGATGGAGGCAATGCAAACTGTTTGAGAAGAGTTTCAATTTTTTTGGGTATGTCTGATGCGTCTAGGGAATTATTTATTTTTTCAAAAACAGCTTTTTGTTTACCACCACCAAGAGTTACAGCTTCTTTAATAGTCGTGGCAGTCCTTAACTTATCAGCTAATAAATAATCATCTATGGCTTTTGTTGCTTCTGGATTAGTTTCATATTCTGACGCGTATTTCGCAAATCTTGTAATAGAACCCTGGCCGCCTGCCCACGATGCATTATTAATTATAGGTAAAACATGATTTAAAGCACCCCTACCACTGTATTCGTCTCGTTCTTTTTGAGTTGGTTCCCGTTGTTTGCCTAATATCGTTTTTTTGTCGTCACTATAAAGCCATCTTTCACCAGTTTTAAGACCAGTAATAGTTCGATCCCTAGTCTGACTCAAATCATCCCTAGCCTGCATCTTTGCTTCGTAAGCTCTTTTTGCATTCAAAACCATGGGGCTATCTTTTCCAAATTGATTTTCCAATCTTTGAACGTCATAAGCTTCTCGCGCAACGCCTTCAAAAGGAATTTGTTTATCTCGTGTGGCTTTCATTTCTTGTTTTTTTAATTCCAATAATTGATTTTTTCGCGCCATATCAGCCGCCAAACCAAACCCACGCGTTAACCCACCTCCAATACTTTGCGGCGTAGATGAAGGTTGCGACGCACTAATTAACCCAGAAGCCAAGCCGAGAAGAGGATTAGAAAACATATCATTTATGCCTGAACCGGTTGCGGTTGGGGCTTGTGGTTGTTGAGGCATTAAATTATTTTGACCGCCCATATTAAAAGCCCCCCATGTTTTGACCTTGTTGGTCTAACATCATAAGTAATTGCGCTAAATCTGGCTTGCCTTCTTTAACTTTCGGAGCGGTTGCGCCTAATCCCATGCCGTCAAAATTTTCTGGGTATCTTTGATCAATACCTTGCTGCGGCTGCATATTAGGCATTTGTTGCGGCATTTGCGGCATTTGTTGAGGCATTTGTTCTTGACCCATTGCCATTGCATCCATAGGGTTTTGTTGCATCATTTGTGGGTTTTGTTGATCTTGACCAAATGGCGCAGGTGAACTCATAGGCATTGATTCTAAAGAAGGAAACGCCAATGGGTTTTGCCCCATACCTTGTAATGATGCCATCAATTGCGCTATTTCATCGTTGTTTATATCAAAAGCCATTATAAATATCTCCCTGCAAGTGCACCAATTCCAGCCCCAAGAGCCATACCAGCAGGGCCGCCGAGAGCACCGATAGTTCCAAGACCAGCAGCAGTTCCGCCAGCCATGCCACTGCCAAGACCAAACATATTACCAAGCTGCGCCCCACCAATTGCACCGCCCAACATGCCTGCGCCCTTAGAACCTGGGTATATAGGTTGTTGATTAGCTAAAGCACCTAACATAGGGCTAGCATAGTTCGCATACTGTGACATATTAGAAAGCCCGGGAAGTGCCGCCCCTGCTTGTTGTTGCAAACCGCGTTCTTGACCATAAAGATTTGCAAAAGCATCACCAATGCCGCCAACTTCCGCAGCTCGCGCTAAACCGCTATCTAATCGCCCACCACGCGCAAACCTGCTTTCAACATCAGGTATGATTTTGTTTTGTGCGGCTTGTAGTGCTGCGTTAAATCCTTCACCACCATATAAATACTTGCCAGCCGCGGTATCGCCATATAATTGCTGAGCTTGTTGTAATTGCGGATTAGCTTGATCGTAGCTGCCTTGAACTTTGCTGTAATAATCTTGCATTTGAGGATTAAGCGGTGCGTACGTTGGATTCTGCTTTTTTCCACCCATAATAAATTCCTTATAAATTAGAAGTCATACACACGTAACTGACTTTAAAATTTCTTTTTTTTAGTTTTTTTTCCCAACCACGTCGCCCGTATAATTCCACTTTTGTGCAGTTGTGAGATTTTGCCCATTCGCCTATTTCATCATAATGATTCAAACAAACGTCTATATCGTCGCCTACCATTAAATAATACAACAAGTGCTTATGATTACCATAATCAACCATCGCAGTAATTACAATCGAAAGCAGTTTTTTGCCTTCGTAAATCAACCACAATTGTTTGTTGCCTATTTTAATATCATGAACTATTTCTGATATTGTAGCATTGTCGATTAAACGCTGCTCACCTCTTTTTAAAAAAGGAAAAATAGCTAAATAAATTTGCTCATTTAAAACTTTAGTTAAAATAATTTCAGTCATCAACCTACCAAAACATAATTAAAAGTTCTGTCTGCTTGCGCGTTATTCGCATGAGTAATAGTAAATTGATTGCTTAACACCGCACGACTTGAAACGTACAGCCCACCAGCACCAACCTCAGCGGCCGCATTTGCCGTTGTTGGCGTAAACAAAATAACTGTATCTTCGCCTAACCTGCCTTCGGCAAGCGTCACAACTGTTGTTGCAACGCTTGCGGTTAATGTTACCGAATCAGTATTATTGGTTTTGCCGTTCATCATTCCATCTGTTACCACTTGCACTGAATAAGTCCAATTGGTTAAATCCGAACCGGTGTATTTGCTTATAGTTTTATGCCGTTTAGTTCTATCGACCATTAACGATCACCTTTGTTCTTGAAATCAGTAATATCAAACCCTTGAATGCCTTTAAAATTTCCAGTAGTAGTTAATTTTATTCGATGATAACGACCTGAACTTCTAGCGGTGGCATAACCTGAATTAGTTAAACTCAAATTGTTAGACCATGAAACATTATCAGATAAAGTATCACGCGCACCAATGCGCATATAAACCGATGCACTACCACTATCAGAATCAACAAACGGGCGTATTCTATTTATTTGAACGCGCCCACCTGGTTGCAATTGGAACTCACCAGTTACAATTTCAGTGTCTAACGCATCGCCATCTAACGTTGAAAAAGAATAAACGTATGGTGGTTCACTATTCCCTATGCGCATAACCCCAAATAAATTTTTATTACCCATGTATGCCGGGCTATCTAATGAGTATGGCAATGTTTCTAATGTTTGACTGCCACTACCATAATTGTCTAATTCCTCTAATGTATAACCTTTAGATAGAGTATTAAAAATCAATGAATTTTTTATTTCTGCAATTGTCCATCTGCTTGTTGCATCTTTTGCGTAATTAAAAAATATTATTTTGTCGTTTTCAAGCGTAGGCGCATTTACAGAACGGTATGACCAGGCGCAAATTGTAGTGTAGGGATAGCGCATTGTGGTAATTTGATTTACAAAAGATGGATCAAAATCATCAAAGAAAAACTTGTTAACTTTATCGGTTCCAACAGGTACGCTAGTTTGACCATCAAACAAATAAAATCCATCTTGCCCAATGTACGCAATAACATCACCTAGGTTTATTTGTCCGCCACGTGATAACGCGCCATTTGCATTATTCACAACGTCAAATTGGAATATTATCGGGCTTCCAACGTACGTCATTCTCACAATGCCTTTTTCTTGGAAAATTACACCGCCAAAATCACAACTGTGGATACTTTGAACCCATCCAAATGTATTATTTAAATCTTGATAATCTGCCTGCGTTGTTGCGGATACAGTCCATGAAGTATGTGCGCCAATACCAGACCATCGAACTCGTTGCGGATAAAATGTACCACCATCATTGGTGTTTCCCACTACAACAAAGTTATTTATTGATGCAATATGCCGAGCTTTTGGGGGCGATCCCCCAAGAACTGCAAAAGCCGATGAACTGGTTATGTTCCATACTTGAATGGCATCTTGAAAATTAGTTGCTAAAACATAATTGCCGAACTTGGTGAATTCCCATCTATCTAATTCAGTACCGTTATAACCACCGCTGACTGAAACATCAGCGAAATTGGTATCAGCAGTATATAACTTGCTTGCAGTCCCTACCCAAGTATAAGTAACGCCTGCATCTTCTTCGTCACGCGCAGAAAATGCCCCAATAGGTTCTTCATCAATAGTATTACCGGATGAATCAACAACTGATGGAATTGGCAAATATTCATTATCGCCAGGCAAAACGTTTGTTGCGGTAATTAGCCCCTGATTATCAAAAGGTGAATCATCTGGTCGCCATTCCCCGAACTTAATCATGTTTTCCCCTTATGATTGAAAAGGGCGGTTCATAACGCCTTTTTGGAAGTTTTCAGTTTGATCCATTAACATTTGATAAGCATCCATTTCTAATTCTTTAGCGTCTGCGGATGAATCTTTATCGTGTAAAATTTGTTTATATAATATCCATTCAGCGCGCGCACGAATTAAATCCGTGGCAATTGATATAGTGGTGAAATCGTTTTCATCGGTATCGGCACTTAAATCAGTATATTCTTTATCGTAATACACTGTAATAGTTCGAACCGCGTTAGGATTAGGGCTAAACCAAATTTCTTGTTGATACCATGCGTAATCGGTTGGATCACCATCGTAATTAGTTGGATCGGTATTTAATATATAATCTAAACTACGCTTAAAAACCTCATAATTAAAACCGTTAGTCGTGATCTCTAAATAATTAATCTCTCGAATATCAGACGGAATACCTTCCGCAGTTCCATAAACAGAAGTTCCCGAAACTAAAGAAAAAGTACCATTCGTTTCTTGAAAATAAAAACCTTCAGTAGAATAATGAGAAATCGCCCTATTAATCGCGTTTTGTATCTGACTGTTTAAATCAGTTCTATCAATGTCATCTGCAATAAATGCTTGTAATTCAGCGAATGTGCTCATAACCTACCTTTTTTTTCGCGGCCTTCCTTTTTTAGGAGCGCCAAGTTTTCCAGCAACCTTAATTAAATCTTCCGATTGTATTGGTGGCACGCGTTTTATTGTTTTTTCTGCAAAATTAAAATTATCATTATCTTTTGCATTTTCAATCAATACTTGACGTCTACGCATCAAAATTACCCATTACTTTATATAAAGGAACTTTTTTCCCATCGGCATCCGTTGCTGAATGAACCGAACCGCCCATTACAGTTTCCCATGACTCATGAATCCTAGACGCATACGCTGCATCATGCCACCAAATCTGCGAGTGCTCGCAATCACTTGTTTCTTGAAATCCTGGCACGCCTTGAGTGTAATGAATCAATGATACGTCGTTAGTCGGTTTATCGTAACCCACTAAATGATTCCAGCGTTGCGGCAATTCCCCGATTTCTTCATCAGGCAAAAAACCAATAGCATGCAGGTTTTTAGCTGTTTCTATATATTCAGGCGTTAACATCTTGCATTTTTCATTATTGAAAAGCATGACCGACGCCCATTCAAATTTTAACTTCCCTTTACGCACAAAAATAGAATGTTCATCGTCTGCAAAATCAAATAATTTCGCTATGTCATCAACTAACAACATATCTGCATCTAAAAACAAACTCCATCCTTTGTAATCGCATAACCACGGAGCTAAAAACCTAGAAAAAGTAAATTCTGTTAATCCTTTCCTTTCAATAGGCAATTGATGCAAAACTAAAGGAGTAATTGCCACGGGCTTGCTGCTGCGCATGGCAATACTCGAATTTAACACAGTTAAAGATAATGGTTGTCTAGGATCAACACCAATGAAAACCCTTAACGGTACATTTTTACTCATACGACACCTACTTATTTTTAATAACCCATTTTCTTTGAAGATTTAGCGCTTTTCATAGAATCAGCCATAGGTATTGTTCGACCCGCTGGATTATGATCAATCGCTTTTTTTTGCATGGTTAATTTACTGCTAGAAGCATTAACGCGTTTACCAATGTTTTGTGTTTCCATATCATTTCTTTTCATTTTGAATCTCCTTGGGTGACGCTAAAATTAAATAATCTTGTAGTGGTATTTCGTAACCTTCATCAATTTTGTTATTAGTATACGAAATGATTGTATAATATTCACTAATTTTCGAAAACCACCAAGCACCATCTTTAACTAATAAATGAGCGTTACGCCCATCAGGTAAGGTTTTTTTCGCTACATTGCCGCTAACAACTATTAAAGCTATTTTTTTAGTCTTGCTCGCCATATGTTCAATAACGTTTTCAATACAATCTGGCTCTATGTGTTCTAATACGTCACCGCAAAAAAGCAAATCAGCAGGTTCAGGATCTAAACTATGAACTTTAATCGCAGGATCGTATTGTTTAATTAAAAATGGCATGTTTTGCTGCAACATACCCTTACCACAACCATAATCTAAAACATCATGAGTATCTAAACTCTTTAACAAATCCATCAAATGGCCAACGTATTTTTTGCAATTAGCCCCAAAGCCTTCTTTGTTTTTGTGCATTTCTTCTAATTGCTTTTTGTATTCATCGCTTATCAATTTTTTCATTTATCACCCTCACCGCTTCGTCTATACAATAATCCCAATCATTAAACTCTTGTTGCCAAATGTTATGAACCGAATTAAACCATGGCATACCTTCACCATATACCCCTTGTTGCCACATGCCACGTTTAGGGCACAACTGATATGTTTCAACACCCAACGCACCAGCTAAGAAAATAACGCTTTGTGGGGCGCATACAATGAAATCTAATTCATCTAACAAACAAGCCGTTAAATCATAATCATCTATTATATCTTGATACACAAAAACATTTTTTAATTTGTTTTCTTTGGCAACCTTCATCAATTGTTCGTTGTGTTCTGGCTTATATTGCAATGAAATAAAATCAGCATCACATTTTAATATTCGTAATAATTGATCAAAAGCAATCGTTCTAAAATGACCGTTAGTTTTCATTAAACCACCAGTCCATGAAAACCCTATTTTTAAACGTTTGGATTTTTTCTTAATGGTTTTAGGCAATAATTGTTTTAACTTATCATCCGCTTTCAAATAAGCTTCGCCCGAAAAATCCTCTTTCTTATTCCGATAAAACTGCGCAACTTCTGTTATAGGAATAAATGAATCTGGCTTTATTCCCAATTGCCAAACGCTGTCCATGTCTTTTCGTGTTCCATAAATAGGAGCTTTAGGCCAAGCTCTTTTAAATAAGTTTTGTAATCGTGGGTGACAATCAAAAATAATGCGAGTGTCTTTCATCATGTCCGGCAAAATAGACGCGAACATTAATTCATCGCCCAAACCTTGTTCGCCTAACACGGCCACAATTTGAGTTTTGTCGCCTTCCCATTTAGGCGTTGTGGATTCTTCATCATGATAATTTTTAACGCGCTTATCGGGATGAACTACAGAATAATATTTGTAATTTTCCCAGCCTTTTTGATAATCGCCTTTTTCTAAATAAGCTAACGCCATATTAAATCGTGGTGTATCTCTATCTATATTATCTTTTAAAGCCAAGCTTTTATTATAATAATCTAACGCAATATCAGGCGTACCGTTATTGGTAAAGCAAGAACCTAAATTACTGTATATATCGGCTAGGGTATAATTGAATTGCTCTTTATTGGGAAATAGATTGCTACCTTCTTTTTCCATGGTTTCGATTAATTCAAGGTAAAGAGCAACAGCTTGTTTGCGTTGTTCGTTGTTTTTATAGAGGATACCTAGATTGCTACCAGCATTAACGTGGCGTTTGTCTGCGCGATATACTACAGAAAATAATACTTGCGCTAAACCTTCATGTTTGCGAAGCATCTGTATGCAACCAATGTAAAATATTGCAGCAATGTTTGTGGGATCGATATTTAAAACGCGTTGAATGTAATGTTCTGCTTCATGCAGTATTTCTATATCATCAGTTTCACGAGCTTGATTAATTAATGGTTGAGCTTTTTCGAAAAGAGCATCTATTTTTATTTTTACTTCTTTTTCCAAATCGTTCATTTCACAACTTACAAGTAATTATAATGTAAAACGATTGTAATAAAAAAAAGGGGCGATAGACACCCCTTTTTTAATTAACCTACATCTTGATCGTTATTCGGCTCAATTATTATTGTTGCACGAATTACGGTGCTAACTGTACCCGTTACAGATTTATACAATGCTTTAACAATAGAATATTCTCTATCATTAGCAGTTGAATTAACCTGAATCGGCAATCTTTTTGTTACATTTGCACGGTTAACTGTTCCTTTTGCTAATGCTGTTGCAATTGCGCTGGTAGCACCAACAGAATTTGCACCAAGATCGGCAGCAGGCAAACCAAAGTCAAATGCAGCGGCAACACTTGCAGGCGAAGTATGATCTTCAATAAACTCGATCACCTTACATCTAGCAGGTATTTTCGCTAACAAAATGACATCGCCTTGACTAACTGTGCTGTTACCAGCGTTAAATGTCGCATAAATCGCATTTAACCCAGGAGGCGCGTTAGTCACAACTTTACTATGAAAACTTGAAGCTGTTAATGTAGCCATTATATGCCCCCTTATCCTTGAGCTTTAGCAAAAGTTGACATAACAACCGTGCTAAAATCTTGCGAGTTAAATACAGACTTCTTCTGACCATAAATAAACCCAGCAGAAACACCAAGCTGATTACCATAGTCAAACATTTCCTCAACCCATGACGCTTTGTTGTCGGAATTGTCTTGCCCAAAGCCACAAATCAACGATTGCGCACCACATAAAACAGCACGTCGCACACCATCAGTTGCAGTACCCAGAGTAAACGGAATGTATGTACTCTCATGCAATACAACATTGTTGTACACACCCAACGCGCCCGTGAATATTGGATTAGTCGCAACTTCACTTTTACCAGCATAACCAGCAAAAGCCGCTTTTTGAATATCCAACCATTGACCCGTATCAGTAGACGTACGCAAAGCAGTCGTTTGATAAGGATGCAAGAAACAAACATAATAATCTTCGCCCATATATTTAAACGGACGTATAGCAGGACTATTTGTTTTGGCAATCTCCACCGCGTAATCAATGAATTTCAAATTCATAGCATTCGAAGCCGAAGCCGATAAAACCTCAGCTTCACTAAGAAGACCATTCGCGTAATACCAATTGTTTGAACTTGGCGCAACTGGAGAGTTATTACCCGTGAATCTAGTATCCGTTTGTGAGGTGTTACCACATAATTGGTTAAACCCACCTGTATCAAATCGAGCCGCCCACCAATCTTGAAGACCCATAAACGCTTCATTTCTCATAGAATAAGGAACTCGTTGCTCACTCATTTTACCAGCAGAACGTACAGCATTACGCAATTGATTAATCAATAGTGAATCACTATAGAAGTCCATCGCTTCTTCTTGACCTTCCAATGTTCCATCACCTTGGACACCGTTACCAGACAATTGCATACGCAAACCTACAGTAACTTTATCGCCAGCACCTTTTGAAGGCTCAACCATTTTTTGAATCATTGAATCGGCAGTATCACCAATAAATTGATATAAACGTGTTTGTTTAAGAGCTTCTCGAAATAGACGCTCTGACCATAATTTAACGGCTAAGGGATTATTCACCCCAAAATTGGTAGTAGCCATTAGCACTCCTTGTTAAAAGTTAAAAACAAATTTCTCTCTTGTGTTTCTAACGCTGAAACTATGCGAAATGGCTCTTTAACGTAAGAACGAAACGAATAAATTTTAAACGGGCTTGACGCGCACCAACGAAATGTTTTTTTATATTACACCAAACGGAATATCAATTACAACTCACCCTTTGCATACTTCTTAAACATCTTCTCGAACTCTTTATCATTTAATCGTGATAATTCATCCAATGTTATTTTCTTAGAGCCTGATTCACCACCAGTAGAACCCAGGCTTTTGCCTTTCTTCATGCCTTGATTAATAGTCTCTAATTGTGGCTTGCTTTTATTCGCAATTGTTTTTGGAACTTGAAATCCTCTTGCCCGTGCAATATTCATAATCAATTCAGGCGCGGACATATTGCGCTGTTTAGCATCATTTAATAATGATAATTTATCTTGTAATAATAATTCACGTGTTTGTTGATCGTTATACCCTAATGCTTTGTATTCATTTACAACTGATTCTTCTAAGAATCCAGCTGCACCGTCAAACTCTGGGTTTTCCTTGGCGTATTCTTGACGTTCTGCAATATATTCATTGTTTAGAGTCATGGCTTGTTGTTGCGCTTGTTGATTTTGACCTTGTTGCGATAAATATTGCTGTTGTTGCTGAACATTTTGCGTTAATTGTTCGTTTTGCCATTTTAAATAAGCTATGGGATCGCTTTCATAATCAGGAGATACTTCTTTTTGATTAACCATTTGTTGATTGGGATTCATTAAAGATGTTAAAGCATCTTGTAATTTAGCGGTTTGCGCCTGCAAATCATTAAACTTTTTATCTTGTTCTTTGCGTTTATTTCTTTCTTCTTTTAAAGCCGCTTTTAAATTGTTGGCCATCTTTGTGGATTTGTCACTCTCTGGCTGTTCTTCTTGTCCTTCGTCTGATTCTTGTTCTTCTTCTAATTCTGACTCTTCGTCTGAATAATCAACGTCATTTTCTTCTGTTTGCTCGCTTTCATTATCAGTGGTGGTTTCGTCATTCGATTCATTTTCGCTTTCTAGTTCAATTGTGGTTGTTTCTTGCTCGTCGGATGAATCGTTTGTTTCGACACTTTCCGTATTTTCGGCAGCCTCCGTAATACCTGCGTCCCCACCACTTTCAAAATAATTACTGTATTGTTGTTCAAACCCTTTTGAATTTTCAGACATTTAAAACCTCGTTAATCTTTGGAATGTAAAAAAGCCACGTGCAAACAACGCGTGCAAGTATGCGCATATGAATCGTGCACAGCATAATACCATTTTGCTTCGCCAAACTTATGACCAAACCATTTACATAATAGTTTATTAAATAGCTTTTTCATTGGTTCGCCGCATGTTAAAGGTAATTATTGTTGCTTGCGCCTGACATATCAAGCATTTTCAATACTGATTCTAAAACTTCTTTTTGAGTTTTAACGCTATCCATTTCAGTTAAAGAACGTTCGCGCATAGCTTTTGTAATATCATAACCAGTATCAGCGTACGTTTTAGCAACATCAGCTTGAGTTTTTTTAATGTCAACTTTCCCTTGTTCTAGTGCTTGTTCTTTAGATGCTATTTCTAGTTCGGCTAATTTTTTCTTAACTTCATTCGCTAAAGTTTCCATTTCATCTGGTTTTTGTTCGTTGATTTGTTTTTTCCATTTGATTTTTAAATCAGCAGGTAATGGAGAGAAATCTATAATTTCAGGTGGAACCGGGATGCCTGCTTGCATTAATTGTGGGAGCATAGACACTAACGTTTCAAATGTGCGTTGTTGTGTGTTTTGCGACGTTGGAGCTGCATCCACTACAATATCGTATTTGAAGTCTAATTTATCACGCAGCAACGGCACGTATTGCGCCATTTCATCACCTTCGATTTTAATTAGGCGACCATCAGAGATATAATTCAATACGAAATCAGCTAACACGCGGCCTTCTGTTTTTCTATATTTGCGTAAACCATCAAAGAAATCTGCCAATATTGTAATGCCTGCTTGTTTTCGGCCTTCTTCTACGGCTACGGCTTGATCGCGATTTGCAGCACCTAACAACTCCAGATTGATACCGACCAATTCGTTAACTGATTCAACCGCAAAACCTAACAGTCTATCAATTCCTTGTGGATAATCAGGTTTAACTTTTGGTTGTAATTTGCCTAATCCACCAGGTTGCAGTTGTACGTTTTTAGCAGGGTGTGAAATATCATTTTGAAAACGCGATAAATCAGCAATAGCACCTTTTTCATAAAAGTAGCCGCCAGAAGGGTTACTATTAAGAATATATAATATTTGAGATAGCCATTTATTAGCATACATTTGTGGGTCGTGAATCAATTTCAATAGGCCAAACCATGAATTGTTATTTCTATCAGTTAAGCCCGTCATACAATTAAAGGTAAACATATTAATTGGGCAATCGCCTTCGTCTAGTTTTTCTTTCCCGTAAAAAAACGCTTGTTTGAATTTTCTTTTAGTTTGACGAACCCAAGTTAAGCCCAGTAATTCAACACGTGATTTAATTTTTTTAAATTCTTTTTCACTTTTAGTTTCAATTTCCCCGTCAACATCAATTCGATAAAATATCTCTCTTTCCCACCATTGATATTGAACTACTGTTATTTTGTTATTGTTTTCGGCTAAATCATTGCTTTGATCACTACGATAAAAACGCGCTTCTTCTACATCAATTGGTTGCGATACATTGTCATCAAGATTATACATATCGTTTTGGCCTTCTTGAAACAATTCTGCATCAGGCCAAATTTCTTTGAAATCTTCTTTGCTGTATTTCTTTTTGCGTGCGCGCCAACGAGTATCTTCTAAATTTCTTTTGCGTGCAGAAGGATCCCAGCTCATTTCTAAAGGATCGACTCTATCAATAATAATTTCACCATCGGGATCGCTTTCGTAACTCAAACGCGTTTCAGTCCACCCCATGCCGCAAATAACGCAATCTTTAAACGCTTGGCTTTCTTCATCTTCTGCATCTGTATTATCACGAACCCAGTCAACAGCACCTGTTAATAATTCGCTTGTAATTGCATCGCCTTGCTCGCGGGCGGTATAAGAAACTGTTTGTCTGTTTTGTATTTCAATACCAATTACTGCATTAACCACACGCACTGTTCTATTAAACGTTATTGCTGGGCGTTCTTCTTCGCGTAGTCGAGCTAAGTCTTCTTCGCTCCATTGATGGCCTGCATAAAAATCATAAGCCGTTACGGCTTGTTCTTGCCATGTCTTTTGAAACTTTTCAGCGTTTTTTATGTTGTCAAAAACTTTTTTGCTTAAAGGTTTGTCCAAATTCGTATCGTCATTTGACATTTATGCGCTCCATTGACTGAAATTGTGGTTTTTGTTTTTCTTAGTATAGCGATCTGCTTTTGGATCATCCAAATATAAATCAGGCCAGCAAGTATTCATATTTTCATCTAAGATTCTAGCTAATGCATCTAGCATATCATCGTGTGCGCAATACGGAAAACGTTTGTACTCTTCATCTACAAAGATGCGTGTTAAATCTTCTAGTTTACCTTCGGAAGTTGTGTAATGAATTCCAGTTGGTATATAAAATCTTTTTTGTTCGAAATAAGGAACTAACTTTTTAATCCTATCAATTTTTGATAAACGCCCACCAAGTTCTATTACATGAAAATGATAATTATGTTTATTCATACATTGCTGTAGATATTCAGTATCTGCTTGTACACCGTATCGTTCATAACCCACATGCAATGGTCTCCACCTGCGATGCAAATTAAATAAAGTTTCGGCGCGCTGTGTTAATGAAAGTCTATCGCGCACCATATCAAGCAAATAATAATTATTATCTTGGCCTAATCCTACAACGCACATCACGGTATAGTCGGCATTTGCTTTTTTACTGCTTGCGGAGTCTACGGTAATGTATACGTTCATGCCGTCGTGGTGTTCATAATCGAAATAAGATAGCCATTCTAGTTTGAAATTTTGATCTTTTTCTGGGAGTGGATTTAGTAGCATTTGTGAATTGTATACGTATGCTCCTTGATCTTGTTTCTTTTGATCTAATTCTTCACGAGTCAACAAGTGCGGGTTTCCTTCTTCATCTTCACACGGGTGAATTCTAGGTATCACAGTGCCACGCTCCATCATTGACGCATAAGTATCATCATAATGATATCGCGTGCCAATATAACGAAACCATGCGCCTTTAGCCCCTAGATTTAGCGATAACTCCCAAGCTTGCGTTGTTTTATCAATCATCTCTTTCGAACGAACATTCTCAATTGTTACCACATCATCATAAACCAATACTTCAAAATGCTTCGATGTTGGTTGACCTTCAACAATTCCCCACGCTTCAACCGTGCATTCTTTCGGGTTGGATTTGCGTTTAACTATTATCCCTTCATCAGACCATTTAAGGCTATCCTTCGAAGGCTTTTCGAATAATACATCAGGAAACAATTGTTTTAATAATTCGTTTGATTCTAATTCACGTTTGATTTGTGATAGAAATTGTTTGGCAATAGGGCGCGTACAACTAAAAATACCAAAAGTTAATTCATGCGGGATAATGGGATGATCACCATGCGACGCCAATAAATCTTGAATGGTTTTCGCAAATGTAATTACACTTGATTTGTAATGCGCCCTAGCCCATAAATCAAGTCGCCCATTTGGGTTCGCTTGAACCTCACGACAGCGCGCTAATAACCACGGATGAAATACATCAGGCCGATTAAGACCGAACCACAACAAAAAGAATAAATCAGTCCTTATCAGATATCGCATCGTCGCTATTTTTTCCTGCGGCGACGAGTTTTGCAAAACGCTCATCAATTGCTTGTAGTGCGTTAATTGAGTCAAATTGAATTGCATTATTATCTTTTCCGCTGATTTCCATATTTTGGGTAGGTTTTCCAAGCATTCTATCAAGAACTGTATTAATTGCTTGCATATCGCCTTTGAGTGCTTTTTTAATTAACGCTTTTAAAATGTGTTGCGCCAATTCGTCGCCATCTATTTGCTGCTCGAGTAATTTATTTAACTGGTTCGATAACTTGCTCATTTTCGATTAACTCCTTGGCTCGATATTTTAAATTGCCTTTCAAATGTGTTGCGTAGTCAGCTAGAAAACACTTAGAAAAAACATCTTCGCCCAGCTCGCCCTCGCACATTTTAACAAAGTGGTTTGAATCCATGGACTTTCTTATTTCATCAAAAACAAAACTATCGTGCCATTCAGGCAATTTGAATACGTCATGAGTTGAATAAGCATCGCAGACACCATTAATCAAATCCATTGATGCAGAGCCGCTTTTAAATATCATGAATCCGCATTCACTATGAATATAATTTCTAGCTAAATATGCAATTGATGCGCCATTGATGAATAGGTTTTTAATTTCTTGTTCAAGGTTTTGCATGTAATCAATCATCATGATATCGGCATCAAGCCATATCAAATAAAAGTTTTCATGATGCCGCATAGCTTTTTTAAATGCGTGTTGCATTGCATACCATTTACGGCAAAAAGCAAAAGCATTTAATTTGTAATTGTAACCACTTTTCTTTTGATCATCGAGCCAAATTCCTTCATGAATCGGTAAAAATTCTTTACCTTTTTTGCTTTCATCAGATTTTATTTCTAATAAAAACTTAAGCAATTCAGGCGAGCAATGATAAAGGTTTCTATAGTTTGTACTTTCATAACTTATTTTTGGGGTTAAAGTTATATTATTCTCATAATAAACTTTGAGATAATGTTCTTTTGTGGCTTTTACCATCAACGGCAAAGTGTATTGAGCGATTTTGTCAAAATAAGATTCGCCGAAACTCGTTACAAATTCAATGTTCATACGTCTCTATCGTTACAATTTATCAATGATTTTATCAGCTAATTGTTCCAATTTGTCGTCATCGCTGCGATCTTTTTCACGCCATCGAGCGCGCGTTTTTAACCAAAAAATAAGGGCTTTTATATCACCTTCATCAACTGCTTTTGAATACAGCCGATTCGCAACCCTAGCGTTTGCCCTTGTCAATGCGGTGTCTAATTCGTGACGATAATACAAACGCAATGTTTCATCACTTATACCAATATGTTTTGAGATTTCATCTTGAGTGTGACCAAAACTGACTAAAGCGGCCACCTCCGCTCGTGTTTTATCAGTTGGTTCGTGTTTTGGATTACCCATATTTGCAACTCCTTTAAATGTTTTTGTCATTATAGCCATGTAATCTGTTAATCACCAACATATTGAAACGATGCAGTTAAACGCCTACTGCTTGCAGATGCTTGTTGTGATCCTGTGTTTGACTTGCTCGTATGGCCTGGCTTCCTGGTCATTACCCATTTATCTGTTTCGACTACATGGACAATATTCGGCATTTATATCCTTTTTGTGACATTTCTTTGTATAGTTTTTCTTGTTCGAGTTCTGTTTGGCATTCGATAACTAGTTCAAAGACTGAATTATATTTTTCTTCTTTAGGTGGTTTAAATAAGTCTTCGTTATCTTCTGAATCGTTAAATAAATCCACTAATTCGTCTGGTTGAAACCCTGTTAACGATAAATCAA